GGCTGTTCATCTCCCAGTGTCTGAAGATTACCAAAGCTATCATAGATGGTCAATACAGTTGTCGATGTGCTAACAGTCCTTCCTGACTGGTTCTCTTGTTCTATAGTGGTGCTATGCTCTACGCCTTGAGCGCCTTGCAAAGCAGTGGTTCTATATGTGTATGTCGATTGTACTGGCAATATAGCGCTTATAGGTTCAATGGGTTCAATGCTCATTGTGCTGCTTCCATAAATGCGCGATGCTTTGCGCCGTAAACTGCTGAGTGTGGACCTAGACCAGCTGTATCACTGGCAAAGGTGTGTGCTTCTTTGCTTATCTGAGAGAAATTCGCGTTAGGGTTTCTATCGAGCCAATCTATGGCTCGTAGTTGCCAAGAGTGCCAAGCTGAGCCTTTTCGACAGTTAATAGTATGTCTAATCATTTTCATACGCCTTTTCGATATCATTTCCGCAACTATCGCACAAGATCTCTGACTCGTAGTTTATGGCTATAGCTTTCACGTTCCAGCCATCGTCAAGATCTTCGTTCATAGAGTAACAAATGTTTTTGAACTCTACGCTCAGGCAAGTACAACAAATTGGTCCATCGTCGGTTATTGCGTAAAGCGGGTATCCGCCTGGGAAAGCATAAGGATGGCGAATGGCTTCTTTCACGTTGTGTATTTTAATAATAGAAACGGCGTTGCTCATACCTCCACTCCTTCCATGTTTGGATAGCGTGCAAACTTCATATTGTCCGCGTAGTCAATAACCTGACCACTTGGCAACTCGACGAACCACTTGTAATTCTTTTGAAACACTCGGTAACCAAGACAGAACTGCTCCGAAGCTTGATTCATCTTGCGCTTGGTAGTCACGGTCTCCCAACCATCCGAATTTAAAGTAATATCGCCGTCTGCCCACTGGACAATGCGTGTATGTGTATACGTCACGCTTCCATATATGCCGTGCTCGCGTTCTTCCCAAGTCGTTTTGTAGTTTGATAGATGAGTCATGTCTAGTTCTCCAGTTGGTACAGTAGAACGCCAGCCTAGACTGGCGCTCAGCTGTGCTAACTATTCAATTTAGTTAATTGTCTGTAGACCTCATGCATGTACAACACGGGCGCTGTTGGTACAGTCGAGCGCTTGGATAGTCGCATTTCTGTCTCGTAAGCTTCGAGAGCCGCTGGAACGTTACCTAAAAAGCAAGCGACTATTTCTACGGCGTACTCGCTAGGGTCTTTAAAAATGTTGTTCATGGTCTGTTCCCTTTAATAAAGTGGGTTAATCACTCATAACATAATACAAATATATCCAGACATTGCTATAAAACAATTGTGACCATTTGCAAGCCATCCTGTCTCATTCTTGCCTCATTCCTGCCTCATTCTGTTCCATGCTTGTTCTCTACGTAGGAAGCCTGCTGAGTACCCATTGAGCATGTGTCGGCTGGTATAGTACCCGAATAACCAGAGGCTCTCCAGCATAGCTTAAAACGCTTAGTACGAACACTAATATTCTATGCAATATCAATGCCAACATATGTTCAACGCGCACACTCACACACACGTTGCAAATTATCCTGACATTTGAGCAACACTGTTACAATGTTGCAACACTGTTGCACAAATCACACACTGTTGCAGCATTGTCACTGTTGCTTATGTACAACACTGTTGCAAATTTGTCACACTGCTGGCTTGCTGCTCCAATCCTGCTGGTCTGTAATGTTATAATATAACGCTTGACCCCCCCGGTGGTGTGGTTCCTTATCATGTTCTGTTCCTTCGTTCTGGAGGAGATTTAGAAAAACATACTATTGACTATTTTGTAAAACTATAGTATAATAGCACTATGAAATACCTGTACTATTTTGGTTATTTAGTTTTACTAATGTATTTTAGTTATATTACTACAAAAATGATAACTACTATGAACACCCCTGTTATCCAGCAAGGAGCTACTATTTAATGGCTAAACAGACAGGTAAGTATGCTAGTTACCAAGAGCCAAAAGCTATTGATAAAGACCTGACAGACAAAGAAAACAACTTTATCACAGAATTAGTAGATAATCATTTAGAGCCTTTAGAAGCCTTTGCCAAAGCTGGCTACGACTGTAAAGCAACAGCTAAGAACCGGTCAAAACGCCTACAGCGCCACCTCTGGCTCCACATAGAAAAGCGAATCAAGGAGCGGGTAGGGGAAACTGCCACGCTGGCTTTGTCAGTTCTGGAGCTATTGATGCGCGAAGCTGAGTCGGAGAATGTAAAGCTAAACGCTGCCAGAGACATTCTAAGCCGTGCAGGGTACGACGCTATCCATAAGCAGGAAACAGTTGTTAAAGAGGTTGTCGATCTAAGCGATGCGGAGCTAGACGAGCAAATCAAGCGCCTCTCTAACAATGTAGTAAAGCTACGTGGATAAGGAAAAAATTCTAGAGCTTTTACAAGAAAAAAACAGACGAATAGAAACAAGGCGCTTAGAACAATACGAACCCTACGACTACCAGAAGAAGTTTCACAGAGAAGGCATAGACGCTGCTCAACGGATTTTAATGGCTGCTAACAGAGTAGGTAAAACCTATTGCGGAGCAGCTGAGACAGCGTATCACTTAACAGGTAGGTATCCTAGTTGGTGGGAAGGTAGAGTATTTACAAAGCCGGTCAGAGTATGGGCAGCTGGAGAGTCTAACGACACTACAAGAGATATCATACAGAAAGAATTGTTTGGTAACCCTCAAGACCCTTCTCTAAAGGGTACAGGTGCTTTACCACTGGACGAGATTGTCGAGACAGTTAGAAAACCAGGAGTTCCAAATGCTTTCTCGTCTGCTCTGGTACGTCATAAGTCTGGAGGAAACTCACAAATCAGCTTCAAAGCCTACGAACAGGGTTTTGAGAAGTTTATGGGAGAAGCTATTGACGTTGTATGGCTCGATGAAGAACCTAAGCATGAAATTTTTTCGCAATGTATAACCAGAACAGCCGATACAAACGGCATAGTCTATATGACTTTTACCCCAGAGCGGGGGATGACCTCTGTAGTAAGCGGGTTTATGAACGAACTAAAGCCGGGTCAGAGCTTGATAACAGCTACCTGGGACGACGTAGATCACTTAGACTCTCGCACCAAGGAACAGCTGTTAGCAGTATATAGCCCGGCTGAGCGGGACATGCGATCTAAGGGTATACCTGTATTTGGGTCAGGACTGGTATATCCAGTATCAGAAGATGATATAACCTGTGAGGACTTTGACCTACCAGAGCATTTCCCCAGAATAGCGGGTATAGACTTTGGGTTTGACCATCCTACAGCTGTTAGCTGGGTAGCTTTTGACCCAGACAATGACATAATCTACGTATACGACGAACACCGTAGAAACAAAGAGACGCCTATAACGCACGCAGCTGTGCTAAACGCCAGGACACCGGGTATACCAGTAGCGTTTCCGCACGATGGTCTACAGCACGATAAGGGGTCAGGGATACAGCTGGCACAACAGTACAGAGACCTGGGAGTGTCGATGCTACCGGATCACTTTAGCAATCCGCCCACAGAAGGTAAATTAAATGGTAACAACTCTATTGAAGCGGGGATTAGCATACTCTTGCAACGGTTTGAAACGGGTAGGATGTTTATTTTTATGTCTTGTACTGAAACCCTTGAGGAAATGCGTCTCTACCATCGAAAAAATGGACGAGTGGTGCCAATTAAAGATGACCTTATAAGTTCCATGCGATACGCTTCTCTTTCTATAGAACGATTTGGCGAACAACTTAAAAACAAAACGCAATATAGAAAATACGGTTTTGAAAAAGAAATAAAATACACAAGTGCAGGGATAGTATAATAGCATGGCTCATAACCTAGACGATAGCGAAATCATCTCTATGGTGGAGAGCGAGATCAATGGCTCTTCTGACTATATGGATTCTGAAATTAGCTCCCAGCGCGAGAAAGCGATGGAGTACTTCTACGGTGAGCCCTTTGGTAACGAAGAAGACGGTCGCTCCCAAGTAGTTGTAACAGACGTTCAAGACACTTTGATGTGGATGATGCCTAGTTTGATGCGTATCTTCACAGCTGGAGACAAAGTAGTACGGTTTGTCCCTGTAGGACCAGAAGACGAGCAAGTAGCAGAGCAAGCTACTAAATATGTAAACCATGTGTTTTACAAGCAAAACGATGGTTTTATGATTCTTTATAATATGTTCCTAGACGCTCTTATGCAAAAAGTAGGAGTTGTAAAACATTACTGGGAAGATATAGAAAACACTACTACAGAAACTTACGAAAATCTTACAGAGCAAGAGTATTCTATCTTGCTACAAGACGATGAAATAGAAATTATAGAGCATGAACAAACTACTACATTTACAGAACAAGTAGATCCTGCAACTGGACAGTCTATAGAAATAGAAGAAACGTCTCATAACGCTACTATAGCCCGTACTGTAATAGACGGCAAGGTTACTATAGAAAACGTACCTCCTGAAGAGTTCTTGATTAACAGAGGTGCTAAAACTCTGGAGGATGCTCGTTTTATCTGTCACAGGTCGCACAAGTCTAAAAGCGACTTGATTAAAATGGGATACGACCCTGACATTGTAGAAGAACTTTCTGGCTATGGCGAAGGGTCAGATGATATTACAACGTCTCAGGAATACATGGCAAGGCATTCTTACGACTCTACAGGCTACATGGCTGGTCAATCTGCTGAAGATTCAGAAATGGTTGTACAGATCTTTGAATCGTATATTAGACTAGACATGGATGGCTCTGGTGTCAGTGTCCTGCATAAAGTATGTCACGCAGGAACAGAACTGCTGGATATTGAGCCTATTGATGATATTCCGTTTTCGTCTGTTTGTCCTATACCGATTCCTCATAAGTTCTATGGCCTAAGCGTAGCAGAGACAGTTCAAGACATTCAACTTGTACGGTCTACTCTGACACGTAACTTGCTAGACAATATGTACCTGGCTAACAACGGTAGGTTCCAAGTAGTAGAAGGTCAGGTTAATATAGATGACCTATTGACAAACCGTCCAGGCGGTATTG